CGCCTGCCAAAAAATTCAGTTTTGCCGAAATGGATTTGGCGATGGCGAAAGAGATGTTTGCTCGCATTCAAAAACTCAACCCGAATCACAAGCAACCGAATTTTGAAGCGTGGGCGAATGATATCCGACTGCTAGGGGAGCGAGACGGCAAGAGCCATTCTGAAATCATTGAGTTGTTCGAGTGGGCAAATCAAGACCGTTTCTGGCAAGTAAACATTCTCAGTCCACGCAAGTTGCGAGAGAAATGGGATGTGTTGGTATTGCAACGCAACCGCCAAGCTAAACCTCGCGGGGATAATCTGAGTATGGAATGGAATACCGCTGAGGCGTGGGAGAACGTGCTATGAGCCAGTTGCAAACTATCACACAAAATCGACCGCTTGTGAACGAGACGGCTGAACGCTTGGTAAATCGAGTGTTTGAGCAGTTGCTGGCGAGTTGTCCGAGATTGTCTTATTACACCGCTGAGCAAGTGGCAACAGCTAAACAACAATGGATTTTAGGCTTTGCAGAAAACGGGATTACAACCGTTGAGCAAGTTAAACAGGGTATGAAAGCCTTGCGAGCGAAGGAAGATGATTTTGTACCAAGTGTGGGGAAATTTATCGGTTGGTGCAAGGTGGTTGATTACACTCAGTTAGGTTTACCAACGCTTGAAAAACTGCTCAAGCGGTTAAATCACTTTGCCGCCTATGGACTTGAGGAAGCTGACAAATTCTCGTTCAAAAACGACGCGGAATACTGGCTGATTACCGATTTGTATCGTCGAGAACGGCGTTACTTGTGGCAAGAAAGCACGTTGCGGAGTCAAGCAGAACAGGCGTTACTTGCGATGGCAAAACGTATACAAGCGGGCGAAAACATCCCAGAGCGTGCAAAGGCGATTGAAAAGCCGAAGGAATATATCCCCGCTCATCCATTGGTGGAAGCGGAATTGAGAAAGCGGAGAAGTATGAAACAGGAAGGTTGGAATGGCTAAAGAACAAGAATTTGACCGCGATACGTGGGAAACGCCTCAATACAATGGAAGATTTTGTGCAGCGGTCGGTAAGTTTGGATTTTGTGAAGAAGGTAGGTGGTTATGAGTAATAACAGCAACATTGAGCTAGTAAAGCAATTATTACAGAAAGCGGGTGTGGTCATTCACCCAAAATCAGAAGGAGTTATGGTCTATGCCTACCGAAATGGCAAGCAGTATGAAACCTTTGTTTGCAGTTGGCTGGGTTCTAATCTGACGGTGTCAATTTCAATCGATGGTAAGGCGAATTTGAAGAAAAGTACCAAGATTGCAAAATCAATTTTCGGGAAGCAATTTGCGGTGCGTCATTTAGCGAATTGTCCATTTGATGGGCAACAGGCGAATTATTTTAGTTGTGAGTTTTCACATTGAGGTGGCTATGAAAAAGTTTAAAGCGGTTTGGAAATACGTGGTTGGAATGATGATTTTCCTCC